TCTGTTTATCAATGGAGTATTCCAGACTCCTTCTACAGAAAATAATGCAGGAAATAACTACCTGTTCGAGCAAGATACTGCTGCAGGAATCTCTAGCGTAGTATTCACAGGTATCACTTCAACTGATGGTTCTTATATTGAATCTGAATTTGATATCAACCAAAACCAAATTCCAAGAGGTGGTCTGGTTGTTTCCTTAGGTTCTACTCCTGGTCTTGGATATGCACCTCTTGTTGGTGCAAAAGTCAAGGCGAAGAAGAACTCTAGTGGAACTTTAACTGAGATCGTTGGAATTAATACCTGGACCAATCCAGTTTCTATTAGCACTGCTTCTTACAATAAGTTCTCTGGTATTCTTGAGATTGAGACAGATGATTCTCATAACCTCAAAACTGGTGATAGAGTCAAGTTAGTTGGTTTACACTTCACTTGCACTCCAGCATATAGTGGAATTACGACCACTATCTTCCCAGATCACGATCGTTCGTTCGATATTCATGATATCATCAGTGCTACCGAACTTACTGTAAATGTTGGTACAAGTTCAATCACACATCACTATAACCACAGTGGTGAAGTATATGAGCACTTCTCCTTGAATCATGGATCTGGTTATAGAGAACCAGTTTCAATTGCTGTAACTGACCTCGCATATGTCCATAGATTTGAAAGAGCAGTAGCAGATGCCTTAACTGGTAAGAAGATTGTAGACATTAATGTAAGTGGCGTAGATCCTAGTAATCAGTATTATACATTGTCTGGTACTGATAGAACTGGTGCAGTTTCTGGAAATGATATTGCAATCGAAGTTGCAGTTGGAGATACTCTCAATTTCAATCTCACTTATGGTGGTGGACACCCATTTGAAATAAGAGATAGTGCTGGTGGTCCTGCAGTAAGTTCACCTGCTGCTACAAATAATGGTGCAAATGGTACAGGTACAGTTTCTTGGACACCAAATACTGCTGGAACTTATGTTTATCAGTGTACTAGCCATCCTGATATGGTTGGAACAATCACTGTTACCGCTGCTGTTACTCATACACCAACTGCAGCAAAGTATACTTCCAGAACTGGAGTACTTCAACTTACAGTTACAAATCACCCACTCGTAGCAAACGACAAGATTGCTATTGCCGATGACTCATTGATCTTTAGATGTTCTGATGATGACTTCTTCACTGAGCAACCATATCCAAGATCTACTGATCCAGCATCTGGTACCGATCTCACAATCACTTCAGTCACTGATAATACAATCACTGTAAATGTTGGTCCTGGTGGTGGAGCAGGAACTGGTGCTGAAGTTACAGCAACAGTTGGTGTTGGTGGAACTCTTGCATTTACCATTGTAAATGGTGGATCTGGATATATTAATCCATCCATTGAGATTCCAGAACCTGTTTATGAAAATATGCCTGTAAGAGGTGTTTCTAGACTTGGTGTTGGTGCTACAACAGAAACTGGTAAGAATCTGCTTCTCAATCTTACTGTTGGTGCTGCTGGAACAAGTAATGTTGGTATTGGTTCAACTCTGTTCTTAATTGACTCCTTCAAGATTGCTAGAAATGGATATGCTTTCAATGTTGGTGACATTGTTGAAGTTGTTGGTCTTGTAACCGCTAAAGATTATAATGCGCCAATTGAACCATTCCAACTTGAAATTACTCAAACTTTCAATGATTTCTTCTCTTCTTGGTCCTTTGGTGAGATGGATTATATTGATAGCATCAAAGGTTATCAAGATGGAAGTAGAAAGAGATTCCCACTGTTCTATAATGGCGAACTTCTGAGTTTTGAAATTGATCCAAATAATCCACTTTCTGGTGCTATTGATCTTGATTCTGTCCTGCTGATCTTTATTAACGGTGTTCTTCAGACTCCAGGATATGCCTATCAGTTCACTGGTGGTACATCATTCGTATTCACTGAAGCACCAAGAGAAAATGATAAGGTGGATGTATTCTTCTACGTTGGTAAGCAAGGTGTTGACGTTGGTATTACTACCGTTAGAGAAACCTTGAAAGTTGGTGATGATCTGTTTGTTCAGAAACATCCATTGTTCCAAGAGACTGTTGATCAGTTACTTTCTAGAACAATTGCTGAAATTGCTGGTTCTGATAAAGTTGAAACACCAATTTACACAGGTCCTGGTGTAAATCAAAATACATTCAAACCATTCAGCTGGACTAAGCAGAAGAAAGATAAGTTCATTAAGGGTGATGTTGTTTACAAGACAAGAGATCAACTTGAACCAAAGATCTTCCCAACTGCAAAGGTTATTGGAGATGTAAATGTAGATTCTACAAATATCTTTGTAGATAATGCACAATTCTTCGATTATGATGAAATTATCTATGATCTTAATGTAAATACATTTGAGTTTGATGCCTTTATGGTTGAGCACAGCGAACCTCGCGCTGCTGACTTCAATGTAACTGTTGATGCTGCTGGATCAATTTCAAACATTACTGTAACCAATGCTGGTGCTGGATATACTGGCACTACAACAGAGATTAAGTTCTCTGCTCCAAAGGCAATTGGTGTTGGTATTGGAACCACAGCAACTGCTACAGCAAATATTGCTGCAAATGGAACGATCACCTCTGCTACTATTACTAATCCAGGTCTTGGATATACGAGCACAAATGCTCCAAATGTAATCACTGAGATTCCTACTGCTAAGTTTGAAACTATTTCCGAAGTCTCCAATGTTCAAGGATTCAGTGGAATTATTACTGGAATCAGTGAAACTACTGGAACTGGTGGTCAAAAGGCGATTAAGTTCAACTTCGTTGGACTCAAAGATTATGGTAGAAGTGGAGAATCAGAAGTTGCTTCCGATGTCTTAGACCTTGTTGCTGGATATCCAATCTCAATTTTTGATACTAAGGTTGGTCAAGGTGCTGTTTCAGTATATGACTCCGATGCTGCAGTTGTTGGTGTTGGAACTACATTCTTAGACAACATTTACATCGTTGATTCTATTACAAGTCTTGCTTCAAACGGTGAAATTATTTGTAACGTTACTTCAACTACAGATCTTACTGGTATTACTTCTACTGGAAGATTTGATGAAAACCAAGCAGGATTAACTACTTCTCTTGGAATGCTTTCTTGGGGAAGAATCTACAATTACAATGAAAGAACTGGTTCACCAATTTCTATTGGTGTTACTGGATTGACTGTTGATGCAGGTCTTTCGACCTTCCCAACAATTCAAAGAAGAGGAAACTTTGGTCAAGGTAAGACTGGAGCAGTTCGTTCCAGAAAACCAGTTGCTAACAACAATCTGATTCTTGATAACGATCTTCCCTTCTACTCCTGATAATCTCCTATAAATATATAAAAAAAGATAACAATGTCCGCACTTGTTACTGATCAATTTAGAATCCTGAATGCCAGTAATTTTGTTGAGTCTTTTTCTGACGAAAAGAATTCATATTACATTACTGTAGGTCTTCCTAACCCAACTATTGTTGGATATGGAAGGAGTAATACTTGGAATACCAATCCACCTGCCCCTATTGATAACCTAGATTATAACTCGCATTCTGGTGATGTCACCATGTTTGGGAAGCGTGTAACTACTTCTAATGTTAGAAGACTGGCACGTAGAATTAATTATGTGCAAGGTAATCGTTATGAAATGTATCGCAATGATTACAGCATCCTGAACCCAGCACCTCTGACTAATGCATCTAGATTATATGATGCAAATTACTATGTAATGAATGAGGATTTCAGAGTTTATATTTGTATTGAGAATGGTTCTACAGGAGATAATCCTAAAGGAAATGTTTCTCAAGATGAACCAAGATTCACTGACTTGGAACCATCTAAAGCAGGTGATAGTGGTGACGGATATATCTGGAAATATCTCTTCACAGTTAGTCCAAGCGACATTGTGAAATTTGAATCTACTGAATATATTACCGTTCCAAACAAATGGGAAAGTTCAGAAGACCCACAGATTAGATCGGTTAGAGAAGCGGCAGACTCTGATATTAATGATAATCAAATCAAAACAGTTTTCATTCAAGATGGTGGTGGAAACTATGCTAATGGTATCGGTCAAGAGATGGATATCATTGGTGATGGATCTGGTGGTAAAGTAAGAGTTGATGTAGTTGGTGGAAAGATTACCAATACAGTTGTAACGACTGGTGGTAAAGGATATAGTTATGCGATGGTTGATTTGGGTGCTATCAACTCAAATTCAACAGGAACTCCTGCACACCTCATTCCAATCATTCCACCATCAAAAGGGCATGGGTATAATATCTACACCGAATTAGGAACTGATAAGGTTCTTGTTTATGGTCGTTTTGATGGTACTGATAAAGACTTCCCAGTAGACACTAGTTTTGCTCAAGTTTCTATCATCAAGAATCCAACTCAAGTTGGAACTAGTGGAACTTTCTATGACGAAAACTTTAATGGTTTGAATTCATTTAAGTTCTCAGCAATCACAGGAACTCCAAAGGTTGGTGAAAAGATTGAGCAGATTGTTGATAGTGGAAATGGAAGAGCATTTGGATATGTTGCTTCTTTCGATCAAGAAACAAAAGTTCTTAAGTATTTCCAAGATAGATCTCTGTTCCTGAATCAGACAACACTGAATACCCAGGATTACACTGGAATCTCCACAAGAGGTAGAGCATATGACTTTGAGTCATCTTCTGCTCTAATTTCTGGGGACACTTCATCATTTACAGGATCTATTGATACTGCATTTGCTGGTTTTAGTACAAATCCAACAGGAACAAAACTGATTAACCTCGGTGTTAACTTCACAGGAGGTATGGCGGTTCCTGAAATAAATAAAGGATCAGGGGATGTTATTTTCCTGGATAACCGAGCAAGTATTGCGAGAAACGCACGCCAAAAAGAAGACTTAAAAATAGTACTGGAATTCTAAAAAATGCCACAGAAGACTAACCTCAACGTAAGTCCTTATTATGATGACTTTGATAAGGACGATAATTTTTATAAAGTTCTATTCAAACCTGGGCGTCCAGTTCAGGCAAGAGAATTAACTGGTCTTCAGTCAATTTTACAGAACCAGATAGAATCCTTTGGCAGTCACATGTTCAAAGAGGGTTCTATGGTGATTCCTGGTGGAATCACTTGTGATAATGCCTTCACTACAATTAAAGTCAATCCAGATCATCTGGGTATCGATATTAGTGTTTATCTTGATGCTATTGTAGATGGTAAGGGTACAAAAGTAAAAGGTGTAACTTCTGAGGTTGTCGGTACTATTAAAGGATATCTTCTTCCACCTGATCTGGGTGTAGAAGAAATCACTCTGTTTGTTAAGTATCTTGATGGTGCTGCTGATGGAGAGTCTGTAGAATTCCTGAATGGTGAGACCATTCAATTGCTTGAGAACGTCTCATACGGCAATACAACGCTTGTAGAGGGCGATACTGTATTCAGTCTCGTAACTGCAAACGCAGTCTCTACAGGATACGCTGTAGGCGTTGCAGAGGGTGTTTACTTTATTAGAGGAACATTTGTTGATGTTCAGAACTCACAAATTGTTCTTGATCCATATGATAATGCTCCATCGTTTAGAGTTGGTTTCGACATTGTTGAGGAAATCATCAATGCTGATGAAGACCCAGATCTCAACGATAATGCAAAAGGATTTACAAACTATGCTGCACCAGGTGCAGATAGATTAAAGATTAGTCTGAAGTTGGCTAAGAAGCAACTTACAGACTTTGAAGATACTAACTTTGTTGAACTTGTTAGAATCGACGAAGGTGAAATTAAGAAGTTACAGAATAAGTCTAACTATAATCTGATTAGAGATTATTTTGCGAAGAGAACATTTGATGAGTCTGGTGACTATGCTATTGATAGTTTCATCGTTGAGACATCAGAATCGCTGAACAATGAAACTGGAAATGGTGGTCTGTTTAGATCTGATGAGGTAACTGACGAAGGAAACACACCTTCCGAAGATCTCATGGCAGTTAAGGTTTCTGCTGGAACTGCTTATGTTAGAGGATATGATATTGATCTGGTAGGATCAACTGTAGTTGATGTTGAGAAACCAAGAACTACTAAAGCAGTTCCAACATCTCAGATCCCATTTGTAATGGGAAGTCTCCTGAGAGTTAATAATGTTGCTGGTGTTCCATACATCAATATTGGTGATACGGGCAATGCTAACACCACTGATAATAATATTATTGAACTGTATAAGGAAAGAAGAAATGCTTCTGGTACTACTAATATTACAGATCAAACAACTGCTGGACTTACAAATAAAATTGGTGAGGCAAGAGTCTATTGGTTTGGTGTAACTGATGATTCATATAAAGGTGCTGCAACTGAATGGGATTTGTATCTCTATGATGTTCAGACATTTACAGAACTGACTCTTGGTAATACCTATAACCAAACTGACGTTCCACTGACTTCATTTGTAAGAGGTCTTTCTAGTGGTGCTACTGGTTTCCTTGCGGCATCTAGTACCAATGTCTATAGTTTGAATCAGACCTCAGGAACTTTCTTGAAAGGTGAGCAAGTAATTATCAACGAAGAGGTTAAGTTCCAAACAGGAATCAAAGATATTACTGTATATACTACAGAGGATATCAAAGCAGTATTCCAAGATTCCGATGGTTTGAATAATAATATTGCGACAAACTTTGTTGCAAATACAGTTCTTCACGAAGTAGCACTTCCTAACTTCGCAAAGACCGATATGATGAATATCGGTTCTACTGGTGGTACAACTAGAACTGCTAAAGTTGGTGGTAGATTTTTCAGTGGAAATACTGGCATCAAACTTGGAAGAACTATTAAGTATCAGAACGGAAATACAGATCCAATTTATGCTGATATTAGTGCAATCGCTGCAGATGGAACTGAAATTAGTCTAACAACACCATCATCGGCAGTTGCAGGTGTTTACAGAAATGTTCATACTACTGGAAACTATACATTCTCAATGATGGTTCCTAGAATCATCAACTTTGGTTCTACTGGACTTTATTCTCCACTTCCTTTTGAAAATATTGCATCAGTTGATCTCTCTGGAGCACAATTAACGATTACCAAACAGATTACTGGTAAAGCAGTCGCCAGTAATAGTATGGAAATTACTGTTGCAGATGCTATCGATACCTCAGCAGGAATCACTAGCGTATTCTATGAAACATTTGACGCTGAAAGATATTCAATTCACTATGATGATGGTGGAATTGAAAAACTTACTTCTGGTATGGTTAGCCTGAATGATGGTGGTAATTCGGTAACATTCAATGGTTTAAGTAGAGCAACTGAAACTGGTGTATCTGTTATTGCAACTCTTTCCAAGAGAACGGTTACCAACAAATCTAAGGACTTCATTAGAAGTCAACAGTTAACTGTTGCTAGAACACAAAAGACCAAGACACTCAATGGTCTTACTAATAGTAAGTATTATGGAACAAGAATTGAAGATAATGATATTTCTCTGAATGTCCCTGATGTTGTAAATGTCCGTGCGATTTATGAGTCAACTGATTCAAATGCACCTGTTCTCGATAAACTGACATTTGCTACTGGATTAGCACTTGATCAAAATGTAGTTATTGGTGAAAAGATTACTGGTCAAGACGGCAGAGCAGTTGGTCAAGTTGTTAGCGCAACAGCAACTGAAGTATTCTATGTTCCTAGAAACACAAATAACTTCATTGTTGGTGAAAATGTTAAGTTTGGGGATTCTTCTCTCGACCTTGTTGTTCAACAAGTAACTAAAGGAAGTTATGTAAATCTGACTGCTAATTATAGATTGGATGATGGTCATCAGCATGAATTCTGTGATTATTCTAGAATTATCAAGAGACCTGGCGCTCCAACTCCAGATAAGCAACTGTTGATTATCTTCGATAAGTATGAAGTTGCTTCTGGTAATAGTGGTGATGTGTTTACTTGCACTTCTTATGGAGCAGGTAGATATAAAGATGATATTCCATCTCTCCCTAATGGTGTTCGTGTTACAGATCTGATTGACTTTAGACCAAGAGTCAAACCATTTGATATCACAACTACTGCATCTCCATTTGGATTTAGTTCCAGACAGTATGAATCAAGATTCCAGTTTGTAATTAAACCAGACGAGACTTCATTCTTTGGTTATAGTTACTATCTCCCAAGAATTGACCTTGTTACCATCAACCGTCAAGGTGAGGTAGAAGTTGTTAAGGGTGAACCTGCTGATATTCCTCAGGCACCTATTCTTGCTGATGATGCTATGGAGATTGCACAGATTGCTCTCCCTCAGTATCTCTACAATGCTACCAGTGATCCAAAAATTCTTCTGAGAGATAACAGAAGATTTACCATGAGAGATATTGGTAAACTTGAGGATAGAATTGAAAACTTAGAAGAAGTTACCAGCCTTACAATGCTGGAACTCAATGCTAAGACACTTTCTGTTACTGATGCTAATGGTTTAGATAGATTCAAGAGTGGATTTATTGTCTCTGACTTTAGAGATAAGTCTCTTGCCGATCCTCGCCTTACTACCATTGATATTAGTAAGGAAGGAGCAACTGGTATTGCACCAGTTGACTTCTGGTCAATGGATGCAGAATTAGCATTAGATCCAGGTATTGATCCAACTACAGCAGATTTGACTCAGAACTTAAAACTTGCTGATTCAAATGTCCAGAAGACTGGCGATATGCTGACTCTGGCGTATGAAGAGGTTGATTGGTTAGACCAACCACACGCAACTAATGTTGAAAATGTTAACCCATTCAATGTTATTGTCTTCCAAGGTGCAGTTGCTCTTGATCCTGCTTCTGATAACTGGGTAAGAACTATCTACATTGATGACCATAGAACTGAATCTACTGGTGCTAAGTGGAAGCAAGAAGCAAAGGTTACCAGAAATGTAGATAAAAAGACTGAGCGTGTTACTTACAAAAAAGGTGGCGGTAGAGGTGAAAGAGGTACTAGAAAGTACACTACAACAACAATTACAACTAAAACTGAGTTTACACCAAAACTTACAGGTCCTTCCAGAGAGTTTAACTATGTTGAAGATGTAAAAATCTCTGGTGAAGCAGATCCTTGGATGCGTTCTAGAAACGTTTACTTCAATGCAAATGGTCTAAGACCATATTCTAAGCATTATCTGTATCTTGATAGTCAAACTGTAGATGTTGTACCAAAAGTTTGTGAAATCAATATGATTTCTGGTACATTTACCGTCTTCGAAGATGCAAATATCTTGGATGCTAACGGTAGAAAGGTAGGATTCATCAGAATTCAAAGACCTAATCATAAGTTTGGTGATAAATCAAGACCAGACATTGGTGCTGGATTAGGATCACCCGCAGTTCTTGTTGAAGAGTATACTGTCGATCCTTATGATAGAAATAGACCTGCTCCTGGTACAGGTTATTCTCCAACATCTAAATTGATTAACTTTGGTGTTAGATCTCTCGCTAATCTCCAAAAGTATTTTGGATATGTTGAGAAAGGATTTAGGATTGTTGGTACAACTTCTGGTGCTGTTTGTGAAATCACCAGAGCAGAGTTGATCTCCGATAACTGGGGTGATATTGTTGCTAACTTCTTCTTTAGAGATCCAAATAGCAAACCACAACCTGCTACCAGAGTCAAGAGTGGTACTAAGACTGTCAAGGTAACCGCAGTTCCACCTAATACTGTTGTTCTTCCTGGTTCAACTGTATTTGCATCTGAGGCACTTGGAACATACAGTGGTTCTGGAACGGTTCTTACACAAGAAACCAGCAGAGTTTCTGTTAGAAATCCACCCAAACCTGCTAGAAGGAAGACTGAAATTGATATTAAGGTCAAAGCACCACATAGAGACCCACTCGCACAGTCATTCACTGTGGATGGTCAAGGTGCATTCCTGACTTCATTCGATCTGTATTTTGCTACTAAGGATCCTGGTGCTAAGGTTTTTGTTGAACTTAGAACTATGGAACTTGGAACCCCAACTTCCTTCTTGGTTCAAGATTATACTCAAATCGCATTGAATCCTGAAGATATTAATATCAATACTGCTAACCCATTCGAACCTGTTCCAACAAGAGTTCGTTTCCCATCCCCAGTATTCCTTGAGGCAGAAAAAGAGTACGCTATTGTTATTCTTTCACCTGCATCTGATGGGTATGAGATGTGGACTGCAACTATGGGTAAAAAGACTGTTAGAACAACAAGTCTCCCAGATGTTCAGAATGTTGTTGTTACCAAGCAATATATTGGTGGATCTCTCTTTAAGTCTCAAAATGGTACTATTTGGACTCCATCTCAGTTCCAAGATCTTACCTTCAAACTGTATAAGGCGAAGTTCGTTAAGTCTGGTACTGTAAATTGGTATAATAGCGACATTACTCCTAAAGGAACTAATAGTGCTGCTCTCAATGAAAATGCAGTTGAAGGTCTTCCAAGAAAACTGAAACTTCCTATTACTGGAACACTTGCTGGTGCTGTTGCTCTTGGAACCAAAGTTATTCAAGGTTCAACTGGATCAACAGTCAATGGTTTTGTTGAAAACTTCGGTGCCGCAGCAGCAGGTATTGAAGTTGATGAAGGTGGTATCGGATACAGAGCAGTTACTGGTAATAATCCAGCAGGAACCGTCAACGGTGTTCCACTTTTCTCAATTAGTGGAAAGGGAACTGGCGGAACTGCAGATATTACTATTGATTCTGACGGTAAAGTTACTGGTGCGACTTTAGCAAGTAACGGATCTGGATATGTCTCTGGTGAAATGGTTGGTCTCACTACTGCCAGCATTGGTAGTAATACAATAACAAAAACTGGAACTGGTGCTAAATTTACAATCAGTTCTATCAATGCGGCAACTGATACTCTGTATTTGACTGATGTTCAAGGTGAGCACTTCACCAATACTTCGGATATCTATTACTTTACAGATCCAACTAATCCATCCACTAGAACGGATTCTAATACTGATGCTTCTGCAAATTCCACACTCATTGGTAATGAGTATGCTGGAAATGTCTTCCGCATCAAGCAACAGAATCATGCACACCATGGTGGAAACAATAAAATTGAAATTGTTGATATTGAACCAGATACCGCTACAACTCAAACAACATCAGAGTTGACTGAAAATAGCACCCAGGTATCTGTTGCAAACACAACAATCTTTGCTTCTTTCGAAGGAATTACTACATCTAGAGGATATGCTCTTCTTGGTAATGAGATTGTTTCCTACAATGGAATTAGTGAAACAACTGCACCTGCAGGAACTCTGTCTATCAACGCTAGATCTGTCGATGGATCATCCAAGACAAATCATGGCATCAATACACCAATTCAACCATATGAGGTAAATGGTGTATCACTGACTAGAATCAATAGAACTCATGATATTCCATCCACATATTACAACACTCTAAATTCTAATATTGATTCCTATCACATTGAGTTTGATCGTACTCTCCTTGCTCCAACTGAGAGAGCAACTGGTGGTTCTATGGTTAACTTCACTGCACAGAAGGGATTTGGTGGAAATACTGTTGGTATTTCTCAAAACTATCAGTTTAGTTCACTTGATCCTATGTTCAACATCATTACACCTGGTAAAGGAACAAAAGCAACTTGTAATGTAAGAACTATTACTGGTACTAGTGCTGGTGGTAACGAAACATCGTTTGTTGATCAAGGTTATGAACCAGTAACCCTGAATAAAGTGATGAGATTCCCAACACCCAGAATGGTTGCTTCTGAGGTTAATGAAAAGGCAAGACTTACCGAAATGCCTGATAATAAATCACTCACATTGAGAGTTGACTTTGAAACCACAAATGAGGATCTGTCACCTATGATGGATACTCAAAACGCAACATTTGTTCTTGGTAGAAACAAATCTAACAAACCAATTGATGATTATGTTTCTGATGCTAGAAGCAACGATATTGATGGAGATCCTCATGGTGCAGTCTTCGTTACCAAGGGTATTTCCCTCGCACAACCAGCAACTAGCTTGAAAGTTATTATTGCTGCTAACAGACAAGATGATGCTGATTTTAGAGTCTTCTATCAACTCTTTAAGGCAGACTCTAGTGGAGTTGCACAAAAATTCATTCCGTTCCCTGGATATGATAACTTGATTGATACTGATGGTGATGGTTTTGGTGATAGAGTCATTGATCCTAATAAGAATAGTGGTAGAGCAGATGCTTTTGTACCACCAAATACAAGTGATGAGAACTCATTCTCTGAATATCAGTTCTCTATTGATAATGTTGATCAGTTTACTGCTTTCGCAATTAAGATCGTTATGTCCTCGACAAATGAATCTACACCTGTTAAACTGAAAGACTTTAGGGCAATCGCACTTGCTTGATATGGATAAAGAAGATCTAATTCCTGTTGAGGGGCATAGCAATCTTTTTAGAGATAGAAATACAGGAGCTATCATTAACACTGATAGCTCTGGTTATGCCCAATATAAAAAAATGAAACAAAGGAGGCAGACAGAACGGGAAGAACTTGATACACTGAAAAAGGATATTGACGAAATCAAATCTTTACTAAAGGAGCTTACTAATGGACCCAGATGACATAAAACTTGGAGCACTCTCCAAGCAATTTGCATATCAAAAACTTGCAAACGAAATTGATGATTGCGATTCTGTAAGTATGTTGAAAGATATTGCAAAATCATATGCGAAACTCTACCTTAAACAACAAGAGGTTGTAGGTACTTTGGGACTTGAAGGAATATAAATAATTCCTAGATTCCTGATAATCATCGTAAATGGCTGATATTAAGGTCAGGGTAGGTCAACAACCTGCAGTAAAAGTAATATCTTCGCTTGCTGGTGCCCAAGGACTTTCTTTGGCTGAACTTAGTGATGTTAGTGCAACTAATTTGCAGAATGGAATGGTTCTGGTTTATAACAGCGCCATCCAAAAGTGGGAAGCAACGTTGGAACTTACACCAGGTGCAACTCAGAATTTAGACATCAACGGGGGAAACTTCTAAATGGCAAGTATTATTAGGATCAAAAGATCCTCTGGTACTAACAAACCAGCAACATTACAATGGGGTGAACTTGGATATGTAACTGGTATCGGCAGTTTTGGTGGAACTAATCAGTATAAAGATAGAGTTTTCCTTGGAGATGACGGCACAAATGCTCATCCAATAGGGGGTCACTATTATACCTCTATGATGGAGCACGCTCCTGGTACTATTCCAGCAGCAGCACACAACACTAGAAACCAAGATAGAGGTGTTGTCGCCATCATGGCACCTGCAACCAACTCTGGTTTGGGTGGTGCAGAATCACTGAAAGTAGATCAGTGGAACGTAGATAACTTAAGAATTGATCTTAATACTATCTCCTCAACAGATACTGATGGAGATATTATTCTTGATCCACATGGAAGTGGTGAAGTAGTCATCCCCGATGATACTTTCTTTACTTTCGGTAATGATGACGACGCCAGAATTGAATACGACGAAAACGGAACAGATCGTGTTCAAGTAACTGGTGCTGCATGGACTTGGAATACTGGTATTCAAGTAACTGCGGAATCTCAATTTGGTGATATTAGAATTGAAGATAATATCATCTCTACTGTATCTGGTTCGGGTGATATCATGTATCTGGATCCATATCCAGATGGTTTGAGTAATGAAGGTACTGTAATTGTTAAGGGCAATCTTCAAGTTGATGGTACAACCACTACCGTTAACTCAACTTCTAAGACTTTAAACGATCCAATCTTCCATATTGGTGATGTTACAAGCACCAGAACGGTCATGGCGACCGCTAACTCCGGTGCTACATCACTGACTTTGGACTCTGTTGTTGGTATTAATACTGGTGATGCTCTGTCTGGTACTGGTATCGCCGCTGCAACTGTAATCAGTTCTTATAATACTGGCGCTAAAACGATTACGTTTAACAACGCCACAACTGCTGGTATTTCTACCACAGCACAAGTAACTATCACTCACGGATACGATAGTAATACTGATAGAGGTATTTCTTTCGCATTCAACAGTGGTTCTGGTGTTGCAGATAATAAGACTGGTTTCTTTGGTATGGACGACAGTTCCATCGCAAATAGTGCGGCGGATGCTGATAACCACGGAACTCACGCAAACGATAGCAGAAGATGGACTTATGTTCCTGATGCTTCTATTGCTAATAGTGTCGTCGCAGGAACAAAGGGATTCCTTGATATCAAAGGTATTTACTACCAGAGTGGTGATTATTCTACTGGTGGTGTTGTTTACTTTGATGACACTGGTCTTCAGAGATCAACTAATGCTCCTGCTGCACCAGTTACAACATCTAAGCAGATCTTAACTGCAATTACAAAGAAAGACTTTGTATTAAGTGTAGCAATTACTGCTTCTGCTGGTGATATTATCAGACAAGATAGTACTGGAGCGTTTGGTATCGTCGAATCTGGTGTTTCTGGATCAACAACTGTAAGTTTAATCGGAATCGAAGGTGCATTTAATACTGCAAATAACCTGAGAAGAGAAGGACAGAATGGATTCATTACGAATCTTGCTTCAGTTCCTAGTACAATCACGGACATATATACTAACAAACCCCATTGGACTTCAACACTCGACGGGGGTACCTTCTGACATTAAATGGAAAACCAATCTGAAGTGGACGTGAATGTCCTGATTAAAATTTATAATTCTAAATTAGCAACAGTATCAAACCAAAATGTTCTTCTTGAGGCAAAGTTAGCAACTCTGTCTCAGGATTATAAAGAACAACTTGACGCTTTGCTAGAAGAAAACGCCGACCTTAAGGCACAATTAGAGAAATAATATGGCAAAACCATCAACTAGGCAAGGACTGATTGATTACTGTTTACGTCAACTTGGTGCTCCAGTGTTGGAAATCAACGTGGATGATGACCAGATTGATGACTTAGTTGATGATGCTTTACAATATTTCAACGAACGTCATTACGACGGTGTTGAAAAAATGTATCTTAAGTACAAGATTACTCAAGATGATATAGACAGAGGTAAAGCTACTCCCCCAAGTGGAACTGGTGTAACAGGAACCACAGCAACTGGAGGTGGATTTAGCAATACCTGGTATGAAAATGCTAATTTTATCAATGTTCCAGACTCTGTAATTGGAGTCGAAAAGATTTTTAAGTTTGATACTAGTTCCATTTCTGGCGGAATGTTTAGTATCAAATATCAACTGTTTTTGAATGATCTCTACTATTTCAACTCAGTTGAACTTCTTCAATATTCGATGACTAAAACATATCTTGAAGATATTGATTTTTTATTGACTCCAGATAAGCAAATTAGATTTAATAAGAGACAGGACAGATTATATCTTGATATTGATTGGGGTTCTCAACCAAAAGATGAATATATTGTTCTTGAATGCTATAGAGCACTTGATCCAGAAACATTTACTCAAGTCTATAATGACAGTTTTATGAAACTATATCTTACTGCTCTAATTAAGAGGCAGTGGGGTAGAAATCTTAGTAAGTTTAGAGGAGTAAAACTTCCTGGTGGTCTTGAACTTAATGGAGGAGAAATCCTTCAGCAGGCAGAATCAGAATTAGCAGATATCAGATCAAGAATGATGTCTGAGTTTGAATTACCACCCCTCGACTTTATTGGATAATGGCGCTTAATCCTTTCTTTTTACAAGGTACTGCAGGTGAACAGAGACTAGTACAAGATCTAGTCAATGAACACTTGAGATTTCATGGTGTAGAAGTAACTTATATTCCTAGAAAATTTGTAAATACTAAGAGTATTATTGAAGAAGTTCAAACTTCCAAGTTTGATGATAATTACTCTATTGAAGCATATGTGAATAACTTTGATGGATATTCTGGTGCTGGTGATATACTTACAAAGTTTGGAGTAAGTGTAAGAGATGAACTTATGCTTACCATCTCCAAAGAGAGATTTGAAGAATTTATTGCACCATTTCTAGCAGCAGAAGATGATGGTACTGGAACTGGTGAAGTTATTTTATCAACAAGACCAAGAGAAGGTGACTTAATTTATTTTCCTTTAGGTCAAAGATTATTTGAAGTTAAATTTGTTGAGCACGAAGATCCTTTTTACCAGTTAGGTAAAAACTATGTGTATCAACTTAAGTGTGAACTCTTCGAATATGAGAATGAAGTTATTGATACTTCTATCGATATAATTGATACTCAAGTTCAGGATGAAGGATTCATCACAACACTCAACTTAGTTGGTACCGGAAGAACTGCCACCGCTATCGCACAAATCAGTGGAACTGTTAATAGTGGATATATTCAAAAGATTCATTTAAATAATGATGGTTATGGATATACCTCTGTACCAAATATTGGAATTACTTCATCTCCAACTGGTCAAGTTGGTGATAATGCCGAAGCAGTTGGTTTCCTGACTACTAGAGGTGGTGTTACATCACTTGAGAAGATTCTTCTGGTAAGTGCTGGTGCTGGATATACTGTAGCACCAACTATTACAATTACAGGTGGTGGAGGAGCAGGCGCTGCAGCAACAGCAAGTCTCGTCACTAGTGGATTGGGTGTTATGAGAATCAACATCAGTGATGGTGGTGTTGGATACAGTACTGCACCAACAGTTACAATTCAAACACCAACTCCAAGTGGTATTTCTACTGTTGCTGTTGGTATTGCATCAATTAGAAGAGTTGGTAATAACGAATTTACTGTTGGTAATGATGTTGTTAGTGCAATCTTGATTGAAGATGCTGGTAGGGGTTATAGTTCTCAACCAACAGTTACTATTTCTGATCCACCAATTATCGCAGCACAAGGAAACTTTATATTTAATGAAATTGTTAGAGGTGAAAGATCTAAGGCTGAAGGTAGGGTCAAAGAATGGGATGAAGACAATGCTCTTCTCAAAGTATCTAATGTTTCAATAGGATCAACTGTACCAACTGGATTCTTCCCAGGTGAAAGAGTTGTTGGACAGGACTCTGGTGCCTCTTGGATGGTTCAGGTTTATACACATGATGATACATATGATAAATATACCGAGAATGATGAGTTTGAAACTCTTGGAGATAATCTCTTAGATTTCACTGAAACCAATCCATTTGGGACATTTTAATGCTAGGAAATTATTATTATCACGAAATAATTAGAAAGACTATCATTGCGTTTGGAACGCTATTTAATGATATTCATGTTCGCCACACAGATCAAGCTGGTAATGCTGGTGCTGATTTAAAGGTTCCACTTGCATATGGTCCAAGTCAAAAGTTCTTAGCTAGAATCACACAACAGGCAGACTTGAATAAACCAATTCAAATCACAATGCCTAGAATGTCTTTTGAAATGACTTCTATTGATTATGATTCAACTAGAAAGTCTAGTTTAGTTCAAACTTTTAAAACTTGTGATGATGGAAGCAAGGTAAAGAAAGTATTCATGCCTGTTCCATATAATATTGGATTTGAACTGAATGTCTTATCCAAACTTAATGACGATTCTCTTCAAATATTGGAACAGATTTTACCATATTTTCAACCACATTTTAATCTAACAATTGACTTAGTTGAGTCTATTGGAGAAAAGAGAGATATTCCAATTGTCCTTGAATCAATTAGTTTTCAAGATGATTATGAAGGAAACTTTGATACAAGAAGAGCACTTATTCACACTTTAAGATTTACAGCAAAAACATATCTGTTTGGTAGCATTGCTGATAGCAGTGATGGACTTATCCGTAAGGTTCAGATTGATATGTATAGTGATACAAATCGTCAGACTGCTAAGCGAGAAATGCGATATACAGTTACACCAACATCAAAAGTTGATAGAAATGATGACGGTGTAATTGATAATACAGATCATCTTCTCCTTCAACCTGGAGATGATTTTGGATTTGATGAAGAATGGCAGTTCTTAGGAGACGGCAAAACATATAGTCCAACTAGACAAATTGATATTTGATAACCATGAGCGATAATTATGAGTCCATTGACAACGCACTTGATATTGAAAGTAGCATTGTTGAATCAAAACCAATGAAACCTGCTCCCCCAAAGCAGGATAAAGATGATATAAAGAAAGATTATGAATATACCCGTGCCAATTTATATTCTCTTATAGAAAAAGGACAAGAAGCAATTAACGGTATTATGGAACTTGCAGGTGAAAGTGCAAGTCCTAGAGCATATGAAGTTGCTGGTCAGTTAATTAAATCAGTTGCAGATACTACTGATAAGTTAGCAGATCTTCAAAAGAAAGTAAAAGATCTAGAAGAAGATAATACCAAAAAAGGTCCAAGCAATGTTACAAATAATGCCCTGTTTGTTGGATCAACAAGTGAGTTATCTAAACTACTGAAACAAGGTTTTCTAAATAATACAGAAGATACTCCTAAGTAATGG